GGCAGTGGTAACTTAGCAGATAGTGTCCTTGATGAAACAAAACTAATGGGTAGTAGACAATACTTTACGCCGCTAAATTATGGTGTATTGTTACTAAACGGCGAACTAAAAGCATTAAGTGTTGGTGAACCTATTAGTGGTGATACAAAAGAGGATGTTACGTTTGATCATGTTCCTGTAAAATATGGTGTGGATATTCCATGGAAAAAAGTTATTGCACAATTTGGTGATCTTAAAGAAGGCATTAGCCAGGTAAAACTATTAACTAACTTCCAAAACACAACAGGCGGTGTTGATGACTTCTCAGAGATTGTTGGTACAGTAGAATACGATCCGGATGATGATTATGTATTAAACTTTACTGTAGATGCGGATACTATACCAGCAAACACGCAAACGGCTATTAACGCAATTATTAACCCTCTTAAAAATGTACCAGGTGCTGGATTACCAGCTGCAACTACTGGCCAGCGTTATCTAATATTAGAAGATATCGGTGATGCGGATAACACAGACGGCGCTGATGGTTGGAAAGGACCTGCAGGTGTTGGTTTAGTAGCAAATAAGTTTGATATTATTCAATATGACGGAACTGATTGGTCTGTTGACTTTGATGCTAGTGCTAATAATGGAATTCATTATGTATCTAATACAAAAACAGGAATTCAATATAAGTGGACTGGCGCTATAAACGAAGACATGCCAACGAATACTGGAGAGTGGATTAAATCATACGAAGGCGAGTACACTGCTGGCTTATGGTCCATTTTATTATTACCATAACTTCTATCCAATAAGTATTACTATGAAAAAAGTTATTGGTGCTGGTGGTATTTTCTATTGCCGCAGTACAAAGCGTTTCCTATTTTTACTAAGAGATGATACAAAGTATAAAAACAAATGGGGATTTCCTGGCGGTAAAATAGAATCAAACGAAACTATTATTGGCGGTTTGGAAAGAGAAATAAACGAAGAATTAGGAATACAAATAGACATAGAAAAAACTATTCCTATAGAATTATTTACTTCTGACGACGGTAATTTTTGTTATCATACGTTTATATTAATCATCGAAAAAGAATTTATGCCAAATCTTAATAGCGAACATTGTGGGTATGCTTGGGTATCGATGGAAGGATGGCCTGCTCCATTACATCCTGGTGTTTTTTCAACACTAAAATTAGATTCTATAAAAGATAAAATTAAAGTAATAGTAGATACAATTTAAATATCTGCTTCGATAAAAAACTTTTTTAAACTAATTTGTCTTAAATTTCTGTGCCATTTCCACTCGTCTGGCATTTCACCTTCCATGCCTTCTGTAGTTACTCTAATAAACTCTACATCTTTATAAGTGTTAAACACTTTTGACATGTTATTGCGCCAAACTTCATCTCCAGAATTTTCAGTAACTGGAGCGTAATGTTTTGATCCTGCGTATACGTTATTATTTGTGGATTTTGAGTTTGGTTGATTATCAAACCCTAATAGATAAATTGTTGTATGTCCGTGAAAACAAGCGAGATATGTTGCTGTTGCGCCGCAGTTCATTCTCGGATCATGCGGAATAAGAGATACATATTCTGGATACTTTAATAAAGAGGTTGCTCTTCCAAAAACTACATTATTTTCTGCGTAACCTTCTTCAACAATATCGTCGACCATTTTATCATTTGTACATACTAAAAAATCAGGGTTCCAATCTCTATATACAGCATTACATCCATAACATTGTGCTTTGTGTTTTCCTAAATGGCCGCCGCCGGAATTGGTAAGAAAACTTAATCTAAACGTACTCATTGACGTGCGGGAAACACCATTGCCGACAACAAACGCATGTTTTTTATGATCACTGTTCGATATCATATTTGGAATCCAATATCTATCTTGGTGTCGTCTACCATTTTTTACAACAATACCAGACACAACATATTCACCATCATAATCTTCTAAATAACGTGCGATTTCTATCTTTGCCAAAGCATAAGCCTCCTGTGTATACTGTATTTATTTTAATAAGAAAAGTAAGGGGGACTTTCGTCCCCCTCACTGTACAACTTAATAATGTAAGTTAAACTTATTAATATAACAACTTATAGTCTACCTACAACTACCTCGATAATACCTGAAACACCGTTAAAGTCTTCAAGTGCTTTACCAATTACTGATCCTAAACGTGGATTTGCTTCTGCTTTTGCGTAACCTTCGCCTGCGGAAACTAGCATGTCACCTTTACGGATTGTGCCTGTTACCTTAACAGGTACACGACCTGTTAGTGCTACTGCTACGTTTGTACCCTCTAGACCGTCGTTCATTAAGAAACCTGGGTTTGTGGATACTACACCTGCAATACGTGAATCCATGGACTCAGTAGACATTGTTACTTCTGCGTCGCCGCCGAAGGAAACAACAGTACCTGGCTCATAGATTGTGTCACTTGTGTAACGTTCTGCCAAGTCAGCATATTGTGCTGATGTTGCTGTACCTTGGAAAGTGCCTGATGAAAGAACCAAACCAGTTCCATCCATATAAGCAATTTGGCTTCCTGCTACGTCAAAGCGGATTACGTCCTCGTCTGAAGACTCTTCTACTTGGATCTTGGTGTCACCGTCAGCATCTTCTAAACGTGTAATAGTTTGTGTTGTAGTAAATTCACGAATTTCAATTGCATCGCCAGTGGCTGGTGCCTCTGTAAATGTAATTGTTGTTCCTGAAATAGCGTAAGCGGCTGTTGGTAATTGTACAACACCGTTTACAGTTACTAAACAACTATTAGTTGTTAGATCAGCGTTTAAGCCTGTGAATGCAGTTGTGCTACCATCACCTGTGTATGTTTCACTTTGTACAATTGTGAACTCTGTTGTTGTTTGTTTCCACTCTGTACCATTGTAGAATTCAAATACGTTGTCATCTGAGTGATAACGCATCATACCTGCTACTGGTGAACCTGGACGCTGTACTGTTGTACCTTTTGGTAACAAGAATGATTCTGTTGAAGCACTCATGTCAAGTACTGTACCTGCGTTAGGTGTTGCGGTTAATAAACCAACTGAGTCTACACTTGCATCAACATAAAACATATTAGCACTGTTTACAGATTCAATACGGAAGTCGTTGTCACCTGCACTCTCGTTAAAGACTGCGGCGTCATCAACACCGAATGTTGTGCCATCATATGTGATGTTTGCTTCTGCTTGTACTGCTGATGTACCATTACCTGTTAGTAGGCTGTTGGATGTTAAAGTTGCGGCACCTGTACCACCGTACTGTACGCCAATAACGTCAGCATTCCATGTACCTGAAGTAATTGTACCTACAGTTGCTAGTGAACTTGCTGATGTAACGTTGTTCAATGTATCAAGTGCTGTTTCGAAGTATGTCTCGAAATCTGTTAATGCTACTTGAACCATTGTACCGTTGTCGTTAACAACTACACGATCTGCGTCTGCTAATGTTGTTGATGTTGCAGCTGTATCACCGTCAACAATGTTTAGTTCTGCTGTTGTTGATGTGATATCATCTAGTACGTTAATTTCGGCGGCAGTTGCTGTCAAACCTAATGTTACCAACTGAGCGGCGGCATTAGCGTCATCTAGAAGTGCTTTACCGGCTGCTGTTAGGTCATATACTGCGGCTGTTCCGGAACCAGTAAACTGGATACCTTTATCGGCTGCTGAAGTTAGACCTGCGATAGCGGCTAGTTCTGCGTCATATGCTTGTACATCTGTACCAATGGTTAAACCTAGTGATGTTCGTGCTGTTGCTCCTGTTTCTGCTACCCAGTTAGAACCATCACCTACGATGATGTTGCTATCTGTTGGAGTTAGAGCTGCGATATCGTCTAGTTGGGCATCCCATGCCTGTACATCTGAACCAATTGCTACACCCATTGTTGTACGTTGGGCGGCGGCGTTAGCGTCGTCTAACAACGCTTTACCTGCGGATGTTAAGTCATATGTTGCGGCTGTGCCGGAACCAGTAAACTGGATACCTTTATCAGCAGCTGATGTTAGGCCTGCGATTGCGGCTAACTCTGCATCATATGCCTGTACATCTGAACCAATTGCTACACCAAGTGATGTTCTTGCTGTTGCGCCTGACTCTGCTACCCAGTTAGTACCGTCACCAACAATAATGTTGCCGTCAGTTACTGCTAGAGCTGCGATATCATCCAACTGTGCATCCCATGCTTGTACATTTGTACCGATTGTTACACCAAGTGATGCTCTTGCTGTTGCACCTGACTCTGCTACCCAGTTAGTGCCATCACCAACGATGATGTTACCATCTGTTACTGCTAGAGCTGCGATGTCATCTAACTGTGCATCCCATGCCTGTACGTTTGTACCAATTGTTAGGCCTAAGTTATCACGGGCGTCAGATGCATTTGATGCGCCTGTACCACCATGTGCTACGCCAACATCTGTTGCTTCCCAAACACCAGTTCCAATTGTACCAGTTGTTGTTAAGCCAGTCATTGTTGTGATGCTGTTTTGTGTTGCAGTTGCAATAGTACCTTCGATGCTACCAAAGATTACGTCACCTGCTGTACCAGCTGCTACTTCACTAGTGATTGTTGCATCTGGAATAAATGTAAACTTGCTTGCGGAATCATCGTAACCGAAGAAACCAACTTTTGCTGTTACACCGTTGTGCCATTTAAATTCAACACCGCGGTCTTTGTCATCATCTAAACCAGCTGTATCACCACCCAATGTCATAATTGGATCGTCGAGTGTTGTAACTGTAGAGTTAACTGTTGTTGTTGTACCGTTAACTGTTAAGTCACCAGTAATAATAACGTCACCTGCGCCACCGTTGGCACTAAGTGTAATATTACCACTACCGTTTGTAATGCTTGAACCATCTAATGTTAAATCATCAACTACCAATGATGTCAAGCCAGTAACGTCTGCATCAAGTGCATAAGATATTTGATTATCTGTAGCCACTGATGTAATGTTTGCACCACCATCAAATGTTAGTGTATCTGTGCCAACTGTTACTGTGTCTGTGCCAGAGTCACCAGCAATGTCCAGTGCGGATGCACCGACCTGGTCGTCAACGTATGCTTTGATAGATTGTTGTGTTGCTAATGATGTTGCACTATCGCTTGCCATATTGTCTTCGTCTAGGATTGCTGTGACTGTTGCACCTGAAGCAAGTGTTAAGTCTTGTGCAATTACGACTGAACCGTCGGCTGCGATTGTAAACTTATCTGTACCATCGCTAATTTCGACAGTTATTAAGTTTGCTGTTTGTGAGCCTACACCTTTAACTGCTAGTGTAATCTCATCTGTTGTATCACCGGTAATTGTTGCGCCGGCGGCTACTACCAACTGATCGTTGGCTGTTAATGTTGTAAATGTACCAGCTGCTGGTGTTACTCCACCAATTACTGAACTGTTTACTGTACCACCACTAATTGTTAGGTCATTGTCAACGTATGCATCAGCAATTGATGTACCGTTCCATGTACCTGAAGTGATTGTACCTACTGTTGCTAGTGAACTTGCTGATGTTACATTGTTTAGTGTATCTAGTGCAGATTCAAAGTAAACTTCGAAGTCTGTTAGAGCCACTTGTACCATTGTACCGCCATCGTTTACTACAACACGATCTGCATCAGCAAGTGTTGTTGATGTTGCGGCTGTGTCGCCGTCTACGATATTCAACTCTGCTGTTGTTGAAGCGATATCATCTAAAGTATTAAGTTCAGCGGCTGTTGCTGTTAAGCCTAGTGTTACTAATTGAGCGGCTGCGTTTGCATCATCAAGTAGTGCTTTACCTGCGGCTGTTAAGTCGTAAGTTGCGGCTGTACCTGAGCCTGTAAATTGAATACCTTTGTCGGCAGCTGATGTTAAACCAGCAATAGCTGCTAGTTCTGCATCATATGCTTGTACGTCTGTACCAATTGCTACACCAAGTGATGTTCTTGCTGTTGCACCTGTCTCTGCTACCCAGTTAGTGCCATCACCAACGATGATGTTGCTATCTGTTGGGGTTAGAGCTGCAATGTCGTCTAATTGAGCATCCCATGCTTGTACGTTTGAGCCAATTGCTACACCAAGTGATGTTCTTGCTGTTGCACCTGATTCAGCAACCCAGTTAGAACCATCACCTACGATAATGTTACCGTCTGTTACGGCTAGAGCTGCGATATCATCTAATTGAGCGTCCCATGCTTGTACGTCTGAGCCAATAGCAACGCCTAGGTTTGTTCGTGCGCCTGAAGCGGTTGAACTACCTGTACCACCGTGTGATACGCCAACGTCTGTTGCTTCCCAAGTACCTGTACCAATGGTGCCAGTTGTTGTTAAACCAGTCATTGTTGTAACGCTGTTTTGCGTTGCAGTTGACAATGTACCTGCGATATTTACTGCTGTAATATCAGCAACTTGAATATCAGCATATGCTGATACTGTGACGTTACCTGCTGTGCCACCAGTTTCTGTTGTTGTAATAGCGACAAACTCATCTGCAGATTCATCCCAGATGAAACCTACGTTTGCGTCGTCACCACGCTCTACAACGAAACCAGCGTCTGCTGTAGCGGACCCAGTTGCGTTTGCACTGAATACTAATAGAGGATCTTCAATAGACATGTTTGTGGTATCAACTGTTGTTGTTGTACCGTTAACTGTTAGGTTACCTGATACAGTTAAGTTGGATCCGTATGTTAAGTCGTCTGCCAATTTACTACCGACAATTGCGGCATCGGCTGCGATCTTAACGTTGGTTACGGCACCATCTGATAACTGATCGGTATCTATTCTAGTTAAAGCCATTTATTATTTCTCCATTCCTGTTTAAAGTCTTCCTTCAGAAGACTATCATATACCATATATACATATTGTGGAATGATCTCGTCTGCCAATGACAGACAATTCCTTCATATTTCATCTCGAAAAAATATATAAAGGTCATCTATATGCTCGAGCATATATAGTATGCGAGTATTTAAATGTATTTTTGATGATTTAGTGTTAGCACATAATCGCTACTTAAAGTGCCTAGAATAACTATTTTGCCTAATAAAAATAGTTATAGTAGCATATTATTTTTAAAATAAATCCGCGGATATATCAAAAACGCACGTTGAACTAGACCCTTCTCTGAAGCGTTTTATAAACTTATCTTGTAAATTAATGTGTGATCCATATTGAAATACTAAGCGTTCCATTTGAAAGCAATTGCTGAGCCAAAAATATGTATTATGTTTGCCTTCTGTATGCTTTAATAGTTGTTCAATATGCTTGTTATTAAAGAGATCTAATTGTTTATACTCTACATTTAAACTTAAAAACTTATTCCAATACTGTTTTAAATCTTCTTGTGTAATATTATTTTCACTAATATATTTTTCAATTGTGCGATCTCCATCTTGTATTCCTACTAAGTTTGGATTTGCGTCTATAAACTTATTTGTTACTTGTTTAAAAGATTCTACTTCGCCGTCCCAGTTGTTTCTTAAATATTGTTGCCATTTTATTGCCGCAGGACTAATATCAAACATTAGTACAGTTGTATCATCTGTAAAATAATCTTGTCCTAATAAAATATAAGTTTTTAATCCGCCACAGACTCCCATATAGTTGTCAAACTTATTTTCAATCTTATGTGATGTATTAACTTCTTCTGTGTTTATAATATAGTAACCATCTTTTAAATTTCTTGCGGCTTCACGCAGTTCAAACGCAAACGGTTCTATCTTTTTAGGAACAGGATAATCCAAGTTTTCCATTAATTGTTCTACTTCGCTATAGTAAGTTTCAGGATAACAAAATGCTTTTAGTGTTTCTATCTTGTTAGAAAATGTTTTTGTTGGTCTATTGCTTACATATGAATCTAGTATAGATTTGCTATACCAATCACCGTAGAAGTTTGCTTCGAAACGTAACTGTGCTTCTACCGGATCTACTTCAAGTAATTTACAATTAATTAGAAACCAGTTTTCGTTTCCCATTACTGCTTCGGTAGATTCTTCTATACACTGATCAAAAATTGATCTGTCCCAAAACACATGCCCCGCTTTTATAACAAAAATATAATCTTCGTCTGCAATAGTAATAGGATCTGTGTCGTCTTGTGAGTGTATAGGATATCTTTGCTGAACACAAAATTCTGTAAAGTCAAACAATCTATCAGCAATCTGCTCGCAATTCTTATCTGTATTTTTAAGTAATATTAATTTGATTTTCACGGCACACTTAATTTTGAATAATACCTAGGTTAACTGTTTGTTGTGCTATTTACATTAACTTATATAAAGTTTGCCCAAGATCCGTTCTCGTATCCTTGAAATTTATTATCTGTAGTATTGTAAATAATCATTCCATTGGCGGCAGTTAATGCATTTCGTTCTGTTGTTGTCATACTTGCTACTTGTACTGCATTAGCAAAAACTGTAGCACTAGAAGTCATTGTAGCAACTTCTGTGCCGGCTGTTGCAAATCGAATAGTATCTTCGTCAGTAGTTGCTTCAACTCTTACTTGAGTATCATTGTCTGCATCTCTAATTAATGTTTGTACACTTGCAAGTGCTGTGCTAAAAATTCTTGCCTCAACAACATCATTTAAATGAATTTCTTCAACCATAGTAAGTGTTGTGCCACTTACACTGTATGCTGTTGTTGGCTGTTGTAACGCACCGTTAATGCTAACAATAGTATTATTGGTTGTTGCTGAAGTACTTAAAGTAAACGTAGTAGTTGATCCATCACCTGTAAATGTATCACTTGTTACTAACGCATAGTTAGAACTTTCTAAAAATACCCAATCACTACCGTTATAGTATTCTAGTTTATTTTCTGTGCTGTTATAGCGGAAGTCACCTGCTGATGGTGAACCAGGACGTTCTAATGTAGTACCACTAGGGGGTAGCATTGAGTTAGTTCCTACTACTACTAACTGCCCTGTGCCATCCGGATCAATTTGTATGTCACCATTTGTAGTACCTGTTGACATTACATTTGTTGAGAATATAAAGTCTCCTGTATCACCACCTACGCCGAAGTCGCCTGTATATCTTGCGCCACTAATGTAAACACTCTTGCCTGTAAAACTTACACCATTAGGTAAGTTATCTCCAACAAAGTGTAATACGCCACTTTGGTAATCAAAGAACCATTCGTCATCATTACCGGAACCTGTAGCAAATACTTGTGTGCCACTTGCGGCGGCGTTCCCTGCATCAGATGCAGTATGTATATAAACTTTTACTTGATATGTTGAGCCAATCTCAGGTGATATCCAATCTGTTAATGTTGTTTTCCAAGTTCTGTTCGCTGTTGATGTGATATCTTGCGTACACTCCTGCGGTGCGGCTGTTGTATAAACAGTAACAACACCAGCACTTGAGCCTGGTATTGAGGAAGGAATGCTTGATGCGTTCTTCCAAACTTTGTCACCGCGTAGCAATAGCGGACTTGCTATGGCTTCGTTAGGAGCCTTTTTAAGTGCGTTTGTATCTGTTTTGGTGGCGCCGTATCCTAACTTTTTCCAAAGGTAGTCGACTTTCTGGTTATCTGAAACTGCCATTATGCCGCCTCCCCTACGCTAAGTGCGGTTACTGATTCGCCACTTGCTAACGCTATTCTTACCAACACTACATTACCTGTAGCGTTTGACATGTTCTCTGCACCAAGTGTCATTGTATAACCACCACTTAGTGAAACACCTGTTGCAATTCTATCACCTGATGTAAACGCGCAACCATCACTACCGTTACCGCCGTTGCCTACATCACTACCTGGAACACCACTACCACCATATGTTGTGCTTGAATCTATCCAACCGTTGAGTCCACTAGCACTATCAATAGCAGTGCCTGGTGCGGCAATCCATAAGCCACTTATTCCTGAACTTGATGTAATGTTAATATCAAAGTTAGCAACAACTTGTCTACGGAAAGCAAATGTAAAATATTGTGTTCCAGTGTCGCTACTGCGATCAGGTCCGACTGGTAGGAAGCCTGTACTGTAATCTGTTACGTCATACTCTAAAACACCAAGTCTAATTGTTGCTTCTTTTGTTCCACTAACACCCGGGTCACTTGACTCAGTATAAAGGCTGCTAGTGTAAAAGTTTGTTGCGCCATTAAACGTTGGCGTGTCGGTAGTCTCTGCTAAAAATGCTGTGCTTCGAATACCATCGTCTGTATATGTTCCATTACCTAAACTGTCTGCTACAGCAATAACAAGTTCATTAATGCCTGATTGTGAGGCAGTATGGACGTTAATATCTGTTGCTGTAACTTCAGAGTAACTACTTTTTCCGTTACAGTTAGATGCTCTAACTTTTACTCTGTCTACAGTTCTTACACTACTTGATGTTACAGGTACGGATAATGTTCCTATTGTGTAAGGTGAGGCAACACCTGTGTCAGTGTTTGGAATGCCGCCTGTTAGCATTGAACTAGCACCATCAATCTGTGCGTATGTAAAGTTTGTATTACTTGTGCCTGCACTTGATGTACCTTCTTGGTTTGTTCCGTTATCTACTTCAACAATAGAGCCTGTGTCTCTATAAGCCTGCCCTGTTAAATTACTGATCTGTACACCAGTTAGGTTAAGTGTTGGGCTTCCTGTGTTGTAGTATGGAATACCTGAGATATATCGTTTTGTGCCAGCAGTTCCTTCTGATAATGTGCCTACACTGGAAATAGTCGGTGATGCTGTGACATCATCGTATACAACAGAAACATAATTTGTGTTACCTGTTGCGCTATGTTCTAATCTTTCGTCGTTTACACCAACAGAGTAACTGCCAAGTGATTGTGTAATCTTAGCATCAAATGTTTGGTAAAAACCTGTTGGGTATGTTGCTGAACTAATTGTGTCATTCGCGTCGCGTTGGTCACTTACAACAAGTGAAGTAAATGTTCCGTTTTCGTTTAGTGCTGAGGTAAATGTTTTGTTACCACTATCAACACCGTTAATACTTGCTGTTAATGTTCCGCTTAATCCATTATACGCATTAGCAACTGTGCTTGTATCAATTGTGCCACTTGTATAACGTCTTGCTGTCGTTGTTGTTAATGACGCGCCAGCAACCAATGGACTTGTAGCACTATTGTCTGTAAACCCAGCGCAAAGTTTTGGGCTTGTTCCTTGATACGAGTCACTTAGTGTAATAGACTTTGTGCTTAAATCAGCAGGAGCAGATGGTGTTGCATTCATTGTAAATGTAATGCTTGTATCAACATCTGTTTGTGCTGTAATGTCCGGAGTACCATTCGCAGTGAATGACAAGTTATAGCTGCCTGTTGATTCGCCTGTATAGTCGTGATCCAATGTTGCTCCAATTGAACCTGCGCTCACACCATCCTCTGTTGGAGAATCTGAATCTCCGTCTGCCCACGTATAAACATAATCGTCTGCGTTTTGCGAAGTGTTTGTTGCTCTTACTAATGCTCTGTTATTTCCACTATAGTCTGTGTAATCGTAAATGTCATATTGATTATCACCGGATCTATCGCTTACTGTTACTGCTGTAGCCGCAATGTTTGCTCTAACATCGGGTTCAACATGAACTGTAAAGTTGGAACTAATAAATGGGCTACTTGAGTGGTTACTAATAACTCTTAAGTTACCAGTATAATCTACTGGTGTTCCAGATGCTTGATTTCCAGAACTTAGTGCAAATGTGTGAGCAATGGTGTTACCTGTGTCACCACTTCCGCCTGTGCCGACATTTACTGTTGTATTTGAAGTGCCGTCACCCCACTGATATTGGTATTGTATACCATATGTTGCGTAACTGCCAATTGTACTTTCAGTAGTGTTAGTAAAAGTAATTGGTAATCCGCTTGTGCCTTCTTCGTTAATACCAGTTGTTCCACTTAATGTAACAGTTGGAGTATGGTCATCGTAAATTTTATAAGCAGTGTCATCATCTGTTGGAATAACACTTGGGTCTGCTGTATTATGCGAGTCAAGTGTCAAACTAACTGTTCTTGTTTGTTCTTGTTCGGTACTGGTAGTGAACGTGTGTGCTAGTCTTGCGCCGGCACTGCCTCCTGCATCACTGTCTGTATTGATAACATCATCACTACTTCCGTCACCCCAATCCCAAGTGTATTGTATTGTGGCGCCACCGATGTTTGTTGTGTCGTTTTCAAAGTATACTGTATCGCCGTCGTCCCAATATGTAATTGGACTACCACCGCTAGCGGCAGTATATGCGGCAAATGTTACTACTGGGTTAGCAGTGTAAATAATAATATAACTTGCTCTTACTTTTGTTGCTTCGCTACCTGTTCCACAACCACTGTTGTTATATGCTCTAACCTCTACATCAAATGGCGAGCCAACATTAGAGTTATATGTATGCGTTGGTGTGCTATCACTTGTTCCAGTTGTTGTATTACCGTCACCCCAAGTAATATCATATCTGTTAGCATTACCTGTTGCGGTAATAGTTAGCGTTACAACAAGCCCAGCACCGCCTACTGTTTGGTCAGCAGTAAAGTCTACTTCTTTAACAAACGTATTATTGCGAATATTTTCAACTACTTCATTTAAATCATCTATAGCATCTGTTACAAAGGTGGATCCGGTCCAACCTAAATACGCACTACATGTTGTTAAACTACCATCAGTGGGAGTTCCTAACGTAATACTACCACCGCTGGATCCGCCAATTTGTGCATCAACATATGCTTTTGTTGCGGCGTCTTGTGCTAATACAGGATCAAGAACATTTTGAATGTTCTTACTTGATACTTGTATTTGACCGGCGCCATTGGCATTTAATATTAAATTACCATCTGTATTTGTTGTAGTAATAGTGTTGGTATCAAGTTCGATATTACCAACTTGCAGGTCGCCTGAAATGTCTAACGAATAACCCGGCGTGTTTTGATTAATACCAATGCGTGAATTTGTTACATCGAGATATAATAAATCCGTTTCAAATGCTAAGTCAGTACCTTGCCTGACCAAATTTGGTTGTAACATTGGTCCCGAGACGCGACCTATACCCATACTATTCTCCGTTTAAAATTACTTTATACTAGTATTTATATAAGAGTTTAAAATATTAAACAGTGTCAAATCCGCTTAATGCTACAATAACATGTGCGTTAGGTGGGGCAGATGTAAATGTAACTGTTGTTCCTGATACTGTATATGCAGTTGTTGCTTCTTGAAAAATATTATTAATAAAAATAAGAACATTTTCTTCTGAATCTGGAGTTGATGATAACATATTGAAAGCAGTTGTTGAACCATCACCTGTGTCTGTATCTTTAGTAATAGTAGCAGTTCCTGGAATTCTAATAGGTTGCCAAAAATTAACAACATCATATGTTTCTAATGAATTAAGTAGTGTATTAAATCTTATATCACCTGGATTTGGTGTACCAGGACGTTCAAGGGTAGTACCTGCAGGAAGACCGACAGCGTCTTGTCTACCGAAGTTAACTTTATTATGAGTAAAGTATTGTGGTTGTGAAGCGTCAAAAGGCATTTTACAATCCTATGTAGTTAACAAATACGTTTACTGGAACTAATGCTGGTGTACCAGACCATGTTGGTGATGTATTACTTGCGTCAAACAATGTAACTTCAAATGAATCACCAGTTGATAGCAACCATTTATTACCAATAAACCCTGTTATTGTATTAACATGAATGTTTGACCCAGGATACAATGAGTTTGCATAACCTGTTGTCACTAAACTTGAAGAATATAGTAAGTTATCAATGGAGTTTGAATCACCACTTGGAATTAAATTTAAACTCCATTCAAAAAGTGATCCAGTATGTGAGTCTGTATTAAAGATAATAATATCAGTAACAGCGATGTCACTTGCCGCTGTAATAACTGCCGTTGCTGTTGTATTTGCTAAATTTGCGATTGCTATTGCCATAATTATATTTATCCGCCGAATACTAATGAGTAAGCAATTGATTTGCTTTTACTAATAAACTCACCAGTTGTTGTATTATTAACAAAATATAAACCTGTGCCGCCACCACTTGGTGTTTTAGAATAAATCTTATTCACTGTCGCTGTTGCACTTGGATCACTGCCTTGATCTGTAAAGTCTAACTGTACTGAAACTCCTGTTTCTTTTGCTAAAATAATATTACCAACACCATTTGGTGTTAATGTAATGTTGCCATCTACATTAGATGAAATAATATCATTGCCGTTAATGTTAATGTTATCAACATTAAGTTCGCCTAAAATACTTACAACGTTTGTAGTATAGTTTACAGTAAAGTTACTATTACCACCTAATCCTGCACCTGTGTTGTATTGTACATCGTATTGTGCGCCACCTGCCGCTGATGATGTCGCAATTGCGTCTGCATAAGCTTTTACTGCGGCTGATGTTGGAAGAGATGTGTCATTGTCGTTAGCGGCAATTGTTTCTGCTTCTGTAATAATATCCGTAACAGTAACACCGTCTAATTCTAACGCGTCCATTGAAACGTTTGCTACTAGGTCTGCTGTGCTTGCGCCTACTTTAAAGTTCCACTTATCTGTTGTTTCGTCCCAAATAAGTGTAGCGTCATCTACACTACCACGATCTACAGTAATACCTGCAGATCCTAATGTTACACCTGCACCGGCTTCGCCTTGGTTAAGAACAATATTATTATCTGTGACAGACATATTAGCAGAGTCAACTGTTGTAGTTGTACCTGTTACAACAAAGTTACCTATAACGTTAACTTCTGATGCTGTAATGTTTACTTCGTTCGCGCCAACGTCAATATTATAATCGCTGTTGACAATTAGATTCTGTGCCATATTTTGTGTTTTCCATTGTTACTTCTAATGTTACTATTATTTATACATTTTTACAATAGAAAAAGGGTCAGACGTCTGACCCTTTTCCATAAAATATAAAATAACTATCTTAGTTATTATCTAATTGTACTGAATCATTTAATACTGCTGAATCAAATGACCACTTTTGTGATGTGCCGTCAGTAAATTCATGACCACCTGCACCATACTGTGTTAAAGTTGCTTTGCGAGCAGAAATCTTTGTTACATAGTATGTCTTACCAGATGAGTCCGTAGCACTCATCATCATTTCTCCAGCTGCGCTTGGTGTAGCTGCAACTAGTTTACATGTGCCTGTGCCGTCTGAGTTTGTAACTTTGAAGCGTCTTGCGGCTACTTGTTTAACAATATCGCCGTCTGTTTGATTACTACCGCCATCAACATATGATGAAAATGCGATTGCGTTAACACCAGATGTGGTTAATGTGGCTGTTGCTGTGGCGTCTCCGTTACCTTCTCCTGTTAAGTCAATAGTTGGTGCTGATGTATAGCCTGAACCTGCATTAGTAATTGATATTGAATTAACTGTGCCGTCGGCACCATCATCAACAACAACACCAGTTGCAGTAACACCGCCTGGAAGTTGAGGTGCGCTGAAAACTACTGCATCACCGTCTGTATAGCCTGTACCAGCGCCTGTGACTGTTACTGAAGCAACGCCTTCGCCGCCTAGTCCTGAATCATTTGTATTACCAAAATATTTTTTGTTTAATGGTCTACCCATTTTATTTCTCCTTTTAGAAGTCCGTTGCGGGTTCTATCCGCTACGAGGAGGGTTAGTCCCCATAAACTTACTACCCATTAGTAAGCAGTATTATTTAGTCAAGAAAAACCCCCCAAATAACGGGGGGTTATCTTTACAAAAAGTTCTAAACCTTATACAAATGATAGGTTTGAGATGTTGATTTTTTGTAGGTAGTCGCCAGCATTACCTAGTGATGATGCTGTGTTTGTTAGTGCAACATAACCATAACGTGTCATGAAGCCTACGACTGGCTCGAATGTATCAGGATCTAATACTGTACCTGATGACATTAGAGGAATGTATGGGCAATAGAAAGCGGCTGCGTCTGCTTCGCTTGAACCCTTATAACCTACTAGTACTGAATCGTTTGTACCTTGGTATGTATCAACGTAAACTTTCATTGCACCGTTTAGTGTGCCAACCATCTTTTGGTTAACTGGTGCTTCAAATGAACCTTCTGTTGTACGAGCAAATGCACTTGTTGAAGCAGATTGAATTGCTGTTAGTGCGTCTGTACCTACAACTGCCCAGTTACCGGCACCACGACGTGTGCGTTGTGCGATAGCGTTGGCTGCGCGGTTCATTGTTACTGCCAATGCGGCGTGTTCGTCACCAACGTATGTTGCTGTACCTGAAACGCCTGTTTGGTCGAATGTGAAGTCTGTTGATGCGATACCACGTAGTGAACGTAGAATCTCTTGATCAATTTCAGCTGTAATCTCTTGTGCTAGTGCTGACATGATTTCTGCTTCCATGTCAATACCGTGCATTGAGTTAGCATCTTGAGCAGCTTCGAAAGTCCAACGTGCTGATAGCTTACGTGTCTTTGCTTCTACTGGTTGCTTCAAGATTTGAATGCTTAGTCTGTTACCTGCTGAGCCTTCATTAGCTGCTGTTGCGCCTGCTGTATCAGCTGAAGCAACGTTGCCTGAGTAACCTTCAGCAACTTTGAATGGGCTTAATGCCTCTTCGCCTGCTGTTGTGTTACCACCTGCACTGCCTGTGAATGCGTCTGCGTAACGTACTCTCAATGTGTGGATTTGGCCCACTGGACCTGCCATTGGTTGAACGCCAACGATTTCGTTAGCAATTACTGATGGCATTACACGGCGGATTACTGGTAAAATTACTCTGTTAAGTGTTGCAACATTACCTGATGTTGATGCGCCGGCTGTTGCAGCTTCTGCTAGATAACTTTTTGTATTTTCTAGAGTTACTGCCATTGTACTACGAGCTGAACCTGAAAGACCCTCTAAAAGTGCGTCTTTGGTTTCGCTCCAGTTTTCATTTAATAGTTCTGACATTTTAGTCTCCTAAACTCCTTAATTATAAATTTATAATCCTGCTAACTTCTTCAAGTCAACAATGTTAGATGTAGATGCTTGTTGCTCTGTTGCACGTTCTTCCGTAACAACTTCGCGGTCACCAGTTACTTCTTTCTTTGCTGTACCTTCTGTAAGTTTGCGTTTAATACCATTACCATCGCCATTAATAACCGCTGGTAGGTATTTGTCAAAAGATGCTTTAAGTTTCTCAGTTTGAACTGATTCAAGTAAACTTTCCATTACGTCTTTCTTCTCTTTCGCCAATGGTGAAAGTAGTTGTGAAAGAACGTCTTTTCTGCTTGCTTGGTCGTTCATAATATTGATTTCACTCATTTTTGCCTCTACGAGTGCATCCTTTTCTTCAATTGTTTTATTGGCTTCAGCCAACACCTCTTCCATCTCTGAAAGTTCTTTGCTTAGCTTAGCTACTTCTGTATTCTCATTCAAATATGAATGGGCATACTCCGCGGCATATGCTTCAAATAATTGACGTCCAAAATTGTTCTCACGAGCAATCTGGATATCTTCTTTAAGTTGTGACATCTCACCCTTAATAGTTTTAGTGACAGTCTCTTCAACCATCTTAGCACTACGCTCAATGAATGTTTTCTTAAGTTCGGCTAGTTTTGCTTTTGCTTCTGCTACTAGTCTTACTTTTGTTTCAACTACGTCTTTTTTGTCTTCGTTGAATTCAACAATCTCTTCGCTTAATGCTTTGATTACGAAATCTTCTAGTTTCTGAATTGTTTGAGCCTGTGTGCCTCTATCAGCACGGAACTCGCCCATTTCAGATGCTAGATTCTCTGTTACGAACTTGCTTAGAATATCGGCATGCTCTGTTACTGCTGTCTTGTATGCTACTCGCTCAGCTAGTAATGCTTGCTTATCTTCTACAAATTCGTTGATTTCTTGTTTTAGAGAATCTGTAACCATTGTATCTAGGGCTTCGACAATCGCCTCTTTATCGTGTTCATATCTTTGTGCAAATTCTTCGCGCAACTCAGCCTTGTTTTGCTCAGTGGCTTCTGCCAACTTTGCATCCCAAGCTTCTGTTAGTTCTGCTTGAACTTCTTCAGAGATAATGTTATTTTCGATAAGTGGTTTAAATACGTCTAACATAATGTTCTCCTAAATTTTTAGGTCCTTTATGAGGCGTAAAATACTTTCTTTTAGGTATTTTTGCGCCTTTTGATTCTCACGTACTTCAGCAGCTGCCTCAAGCACTCTATGCCCGCCTCTCATGTTTAAGAGACCTTCATAAATTGCTGTTGGATATGCGTCTGGAGCACTGGGTTGTGCTACTATATCAATAGTAACGATTTCAAAATCTGAAACGTCTCCAGAGGTTTCACGAACATTGCCGCTTCCTCTGGATGAAACTCCTAATTTAACACCTGACTCTAGCATCGTTTTAACTAAGTTACCCATTGGTGTTGGCAGGACTTTAAGTTTACCATAACCGTTTGGGCCATCCATCCACATTTCTGAAACCATGTGGGAAACACGATCTAAGTTAATCTTAAGATCGTCTGGATGGTCAACTTCGCCTAGAACAGAGTTACCTTGATTGATTTGCTCATTCAAACTTGATACCGCCGTTTGGATTTCATCAACAGGATATACACGTTTATTAGCGTTCTTTACACCACCTTGGATGCAAATACCCTTCATGTATAAATTCTTGCCTTCTGAATCGGTCTCAGTTACAATACGAGCTTGGTCAAATGTCAAGTGTTCTCTTAGATAAGTCATTTCGTTTACCTGTTAAACCTTCTTCATGTCTGGTTCTGTAGTCATGTCCATATCGTCTGCCTTTGGAGCAGGGGCACTCTTACCTTCGCCTGATGACATTGCACCTGGTTCATGAGCATCATTGCTTGCCTTACCACCTGATGCAACTGGTGATGAACCTTCACTTGCGCCGCCTGTTGGGGCAGGCACTGGCTTTAGTTCAGCAGCTTCAGCAACTACTTCTTCTGACTCTTCTAAATCTTCGTCTGACTCAACGGATTCTTCCATTTCGTCTTCCATGTCGTCCATGTCAGCTTCTTCTTCAGCATCATCGCCTTCAACGCTTGACATTAACTTGTCGAATTCTGCTTGAAGTTCATCAAATGCAGATTCTAAATCACTGATTCTTTCGTCGGTTTCTTCGTCGGCTTCTTCTTCGTCACCTTCGTAGTCACCTTCATCTTCCATGTCCATAGCGTCGTCAAGTTCTTCACTTGCGTCTTCTAGAGACATACCTTCTTCGTCGCCTTCAATATCACTAACAAAATCTTCTACTTCCTCGTCTGAGATTGCTTCTTCAACTTCTTCAATCTCTTCTTCGATAGCATCAAGATCTTGTTCATCAATTAAGCCTTCATAAATTTCACGTGACTTTTCAACAACAACTTCGTGGAAAAGTTCGCGAGCTTTATCTTGCTCTTCGTTGATGATGTAATCTAGCAACTGTTCAAATTTATTACTCATAGCGAAATCACTCCTTTTATATATAAAAGTTACAAAATATCATCTATATTTAACAAAGGAAACTGTTTCTATGCTCAAACAGTGCCAAAATGGCATAAAAATAAGCAGATCTGCTTATTGCATTTCCTGTGTGTTGCCTTTAGGACCAAATGTTTCAGGATTCTCTGCAAAGAAGTCATTTAATTTTTTAATATATGGTTTATATTTGTTAATGGCTGTTTTATTTTGTTTGCCTAATGCTTCTGTTGGCTGTATATTATTCATATCTACATCTGGATCATATTCTGCAGATATATGAGATTCCCCATTCTTATCACGCAAACTATAAATTAAATGGCCACCGGGAGTTGCTCCAGTTTCTATATCATCATCGGCTTCTATGCCAACTGGACAATAACCACTAATGCAATTTTGCATCATGTCGCCTTCGCGTTGCATTTCTTCTATAGAATCTAAACGCACCCACATAAAACCATTATCAAATCTCATTATAATTGGTGCTTCTGTCTCTAAACGTTGCCTTTCTACTTTATCATGTTTCCATCTTTGACCGAGGTCAGCCATAAGCTTTTTTGTTGTTTTTTCAAGATTATAAAGATTGTATGTGCCATTGATGTATTTCTTTTTAACAGCAGTAAGTTTTTTTACAATACCAGGGTTTGCATTGTTCATAAATTCTTCATCATGAACCAAATCCCAAAATTTCCGAAAAGGATGTTGCCCTGGACGAGCACCTTCATCTTCATCTTCAATCTCTGCGTCTTCACCACCAAACACTCTACTGACCCACATAGCAATATCATCTTCTACTGAACCATGAAATTGCATATATACTGTTGCAGTTCCTGGCTTAAATTCAGGGGGCATCGAACTGTCAGCCGGGACAGCCATAATTGCCTCCCATTGCTCAGGTGCCTTACGTTTAACATATTCTAAATCTTGCGCCTTCTCAGGTTGATCAACATAAGATCCTTTTTGGTAAGGCATTAAAGGCTCAGGTTTTTTATTAATAAAATTCTTAAATCCTTCTACATTATTATTAATAATTTCCTTCGTTAATTTTTTAAAGAAAGCATTATGTTCAGCAGATTGAGTACCTGTATCCCGACGAATCTTGGCTATATCGCTATGGAGCTTTTTCAATTCGCCTGGCGGCAAATCTGCTTCAGTTAATATTTGATTATAAAATTTGGAAATTTCTTCATCTACTTCTTCAATTTCCTCTTCGATAGCTTCAAGATCTTGCTCATCAATCAAGCCTTCATAAATCTCGCGAGATTTATCCACAATAATTTCATGGAAAAGCTCTTTAGCTTTATCTTGCTCTTCGTTGATGATATATTCAAGCAACTGTTCAAATTTATTACTCATAGCGAAATCATTCCTTTTATATATTTAACAAAGGAGACTAATATTATACTCGAATGATGCCAAAGCGACAAGAAAAAGGGTTTTTCTGTTTATTTTTATTACATAGCAGGCATAGCAGGTTCTGGCGTTGCACCATACTGCTTTTGATATTTTTCAGCGTCTTGTATTTTTTCAGCCGCTCTTAACTCTGAAATTTTTCTAAGCTTATTAATTTGTGTTAATGTTAATCTTGTTTTACGTGTATCTGATTTTTTAATAATAGTTTGGTCAGACTCTGGATCGTAACGACCGTCATCATCTTTCTCTTCATTTTGACCAAATAGTTCTAGTAAAATCATAATACTATTTATACAGTTGTTGGAGTTTCAGCAGGTGCTTCACCGCCTTCAACACCTTCAATATCTTCACCACCTTCAGGAAGTTCTGGTTCTTCTGCCATTGACATATCAGAATCCAATCCACCAGGTGTAATACCAACGTTACGCATGTCTGAACCATAAACTTGTGCCGCTTTGGTGTTGCCAGTTTCTTGTTCCCACATCTCTGTGTTTTCAATCAACTCTTGTTCTGTTAGACCCAAGTAACGTGTTAACAAGAAGCGTTTGCTCATATATGGCAATTGCTCTAATTGTGAAAATGCTGAAATCTTTGTATTATCTAACTCCGCTTGTCTATATGAAGCAAAGTTTTGTGGCTCGTTAAACTTAATTTCAAAAATACTGTTGTCAATATTAACACCGCGTGTCTTTAAAAATAGTTTAAATTCATCGTCGATTGTTGACGAAACCACTGTTTGTAATCGTTTACAGTATTCATTAAATCTAAATTCTTGTATTAGTGCTGTGCCTACTCTACCATCGTTATATGCGGCAACACCTTCATCAGGGCCTGTTGGCAAATAACTTGCTGGAATACGCAATGCTCTATATAACTTGTTTGTAAAGTATCTTAGGTCATCAATTTGTCCTAAGTTCTCACCGCCAGGCAATGTTTCAACTTTACTACCACGCCCTTCTCCTGTTTGTGGAAAGAAGTAATCTTCCATAATGGAAAGAGGATTGTATGTTGAGTCCATCATCTTAGAACCACCACCTGTTGAACTTGGAATTCTGCGTTGGTGAATTTCATTTTTAACACGCTCAACAAAACCCATAGCCATGTGTGATGGCATGTTGCCTACGTCAATATAAAATACGCGGCGTTCTGGAGCACGTTGGACGCGATAGATAATAATAGCGTCTTCTAATAATTCTTTCTGTTTGTATGTTTTAAAAATATTTTCTAAAATACTGTTACCAAACGGCCATGAACCGTCCATTTCTTCAGTTAAACTAATATGCACAATGTGGTTTGCATCAATAGCAACGGCTTTTTTACCGTATGAAAATTTTGATGCATTTGATACGTTTTCAGCAGTTTGTGATCCATTTCTATTCATAAGATTAGGAACTGTAGTACCGGCTGTATCTTTTTCAGCAGTCTGCATTGTTTCGAAATTAATTGACAAATCTCGAATTACATATTGCTCAATCTTTTTACCAGCACTTTCATCAACAACAATTTTTTCAACTTTGGCACAATCAACAAAAAACCATCTTTGTGTTTCCGGATCACGAATAAACATTTGATCGCCGTACTTTAATGTATTACGGAACAGTTTAAAAATTTTACGTTCAAAACTTTGCAAATTATACCAATGCTTTAATTGTGTATTTAAAATTTCTGTTTCTGTTGCTGTTGCTTCGTCATGGTAATGAACTTGGAACGCGATGCCAGATTCTGAACTTTGTTGTGTACAAAATTCTGCCAAAATATCTAATGCTGAATTTACTTCACTATCTTGATCCATTGCATCATATTGAATATAACGTTCGATACGATTAGGATGCCCTGAATAAACTTCAGGCAATACTGAACTATAGTTTTTAAAGCCAACATCAGGAGTTCCGTTTCTCATCGGAACAACGTTACTAGGTTGTGTAAAATGTTTTTTCCAAGTCATAATTATAATCTTTATTCTGTACTACTATTTACCCTATTTTATAATATATTCACTGTATTGTGACTAAGGGCTGTCATTGAAAGGCCTCCAAACTGGAGCCGGTTGGGTCAACCGGCTTACGTCGGCGAACATCCGGATCTGTTTGATTAGCGTTGTTTCCAGACTTAGTATTTGTTACAATTTGATCAAGAAGTTCTACCTGTTGTTTTGACAATGATATTACCTCATCACCATGAGTTTGATTAAGTTCTGTCATTTTTTCAATGGCCAGTCCCGGGCGTTCATTATATGCTAACCCAGTTGCCATTTTTGCTTGTTCTTGCAACTTAAATTCTTTTGAACCTACTTCTTTTTCTTTTGCATTGGCAGCTCTTGTTGTATATTGAGTCTCTAAATTCGCAAAGCCAACACTCATAGACTTCTGTAAGTCTTCTTTACTTACTTCACCTGTCAAAACACCAGTTAGAGTTGAGAAAAAATTGCCAATGGTCCGGAGCTCCTTAGTTACAAAACGGTTTGTTGCGTTTAACTGTTCTATAGGTAGATTTTCGTATTCCGTTGCATCTGTTGCTGTACCAGCAGTAAGTCCTATACCTAATTTTTCTCCGAGGGAATTCATGCCTCCAGCCAAACTTTCGAGATGCGTCCCTAGCTGGGTTATACCAACAAGTAACGCTCCGTTAGCAAGTTCTTCTTTAACTGCGTCTATATTTGCGTACCCGAGGGTAACTTCGTCACCTTGTCCTTCGACAACTTGTTGTCCATCTGGACCCATCTTTGTTCTTACACCGTGTATATCTTTATATACAAGTTCCAAAGCGTTGGCAATATTGCCGCCTGCAACGCCAGTCTTTTGAGCAATCTCGTTAGCCGCATCTTGAATAGCATCGAGTTTAACAGATGTTTTAAAACTTTGCTTAAATGCATTTAATCCAGCGCCTACACCTGCAGCTGCTGAATCAGCAAATGTATCCCTTGTGTTTTCTATTGCGGCCTTTAATGCCGGTAAGGATTCTTCAAAAACATTAGCTGCATTAATACCAGCTGATTTCGTAGTTTGTCCCATATCGAGAAACGCCTGCCCCATTTCCGTTGACGCTAACTGCTTGGCTTCTGCAGATACTCCTTTAAACGAACCAGTAACACCGGCTTTGAATAGTTCGCCTGCTTGTGGCCCGCCAAGCGAAACTGCTTCTTCATAAGCCTCCATCATCGCTGTTTGTTGTTCTAGAGGCATTTTATAAATTGCCGCTTGGAATTGAGCATCGGCTGCTAGTTTCTTTCTTTGTGCTGATTGTTCTTTAATACTTTTACCAGTAAGCATACTTAATTGGGACATTTGATTAATATAGTTAGCGGTGGCATTCGCTTGCCCGGTGTCGTCAAGTTTCCGGAGATTAGTTGCTAACGCAGTTTGGCTATTCATATCAGCCATTAAATCAGCAGTATCAGATGTGCTTAAACCTAACATTCTTGTTACTTCTATATATGATCTTCCTGCATGAACGCCTTGGGTCATGCCTCTAGTAAAATCTCCCATAACTGCCATAGTTCTAGCAAATCTTTCAGCACCAGCATTAACTGTGCCGCCAAGAACTGATAATGCTTCAGCGTTGTTTCTCACAACAGAGTTGAATCCTTCAAAACCTAGTTTAGAAACACCAACTGCTTTAGTATACTCAACCATACTACCGCCAAAACTTGCACCCACTTTTGCTTGTTCTTGCCAACCTGCATATGCTTGATCACCAATATCTACCATCTGCTTCCCTAATGCAAATCCGGCAGTTCCGATGCCAGTTAATATCTTGCCCACTGGGCCAAGCTTGGCCATTAAACCCTTCATTGAGGCTGCCATTCCACTACCGCCTTTTGATGCTTCTTCCTCAATTGTTTCCATAGACTGAGCTATTCCAGCTGCCATTACTTGAGACTGTGCATTCATAACCTCAGAGTATTGTTGGGTAGCGCCGGCGGCAACACCTAAGGCGCCGGCTGCAACGTAAGATGCACGTGACTGTTGATCAGTTGCTGTCGTTGTGCCACCAAAACTTGCACCTAAATTATTAAGACTATCTTGTGCATAATTTGCAGATCTGCTTAACCCATCAAGGCTTGTTTTGGCTCTATTGGAAGATTTGCTAACGCTATTAAATAGTGCGTCTATGCTTGCTTTAGTTTGTTGTAATATTGCGTCGTCTGCCATAATTATATGCGTATATTATAAAATAGAGTAAATACCGCTACATTATTTATACATTATTTTTCGAGGATTCTAAATGAGTAACATACTAGAACAATATTATCGCCAACCTGAGATTTATATCTCAATTCCACATGAGGGAAAATTTTACCCTGAAGGTAGTTTAGATTTATCACCAACCAGCGAGGTGCCAGTTTATGCTATGACCGCAAAGGACGATATTATTTTAAAAACACCTGACGCCCTCATTTCAGGAGAGGCGGTAGCACAAGTTATTAAAAGTTGTATTCCTGCTATTTTGGATCCGTGGCAAATTCCTGCTACTGATGTTGATTTTATTTTAGTTGCTATTAGAATAGCATCATACGGAAACGACATGGAATTAGAATTTAAATGTTCAGAATGTGAGGAAGAATTTAATTATGCAGTCACTTTAAATCATTACATAGATCATTTAAGTCAAGCCAGTATGTCTGTAGAAAGTAATATTCTCAAATACGGTGAAGTTAAAGTTCATATTAAACCTCTATCTTATAAAGATTTATCTCTAATTCAAAGAAGAACTTTTGAAGAGCAAAGAGCCATTGAAGCAGTAGGAACTATGGAAGATAAGTCAGAGGAAGAACTAAAAGAAATATATAATGAAATATTAAACACTATGACTGAAATTAATATTAATAGCATATCATCTGGTATTAAAGGTATTGAATTACCAGATGGGACTATGGTTACAGATAAAGACGAAATTATAGGTTTTGTGAATAATGCTAGTGTAAAACTTTTTAAGAAAATTACAAATACTATACAAGAAATAAAAGATAAAACTGCACTAGAACCATTGCATATAGAATGTCCTAAATGTAACCATGCGTTTGACTCTCCAATAATTTTTGATTATGCAAATTTTTTCGCCTAAGGCTTTTATCATTAGGTTTTGAAGAAGTATTAGAATTAATTGCTAATTACGAGAAACAGGTAGAAGTCATTAAAAAAGAAATTTACAAATTTGCTTGGTTTATGAGAGGTGGCTTTACTATTAATGAAATGTTCAATACTTCTTTAAAAGAAAGACAATTGCTAACAGAGATTGTAGAAGAAAACTTAAAAATAACAAAAGATTCGGGGCTACCATACTTCTAATGGAACAAGAACTTATTAACGATTTAAAAGACTGGATAAAAACTTTCCTTGCTAAACCGCAAGCAGAGTTAGGTAATCTACCTGTGTGTCCTTATGCAAAGCCAACTGTAGATAACAATACAATTCGTTTTAAATTTGTATATGATGACTTAGAAGAACACTTGTTAGACTTAGGGCGTAACTGGACTGACGAGGACAATGAGGGCAAAGTAGAGGTTATCGCTATACTAACTCCAACTGAAAACTATTCTGAAGAAGAAGTTGCCAATATTACAGAAGCAGTAAATGACGAACTAATGCCACTAGACATTGTTATACTTGATGATCATCCGGAACGTGAAGAGCGTATAGGTAAATTAGTGTTAAACTTTGGTAAATGTATTTTATGTTTAATGGCAAGACTAAGTGTGTTAAACCATGCATCAGAACAACTTGCAAAAAACACAGACTATTATAAAAATTGGCCTAAAGATTATTTAGAGTGGGTTACGCTTTGGCGTTTTGAAGAAATTCCAGCTAGTCTAAAGAAGTTAACGCTTTAAAACTTCTTATTTTACTGTCACGCTTACACAACTCTTTATACTCAACAGTATCTTTACTCCACTCCATACCTGTCCACCATTCAAATCCAGAAATATTTGATTTATAGATACTGCTTTTCTCATACCCAGGACCTATATACAAATACTTAAATCCTTCTTGTTGTGCCCAATATACTTCGTGCTGTAGTGTTACTTCTCCGAGACGTAGTTCTGGATTTTTATAGTCCCACGCAAACATACATGTTTCAACACTTTTATGTGGATGCTCTACGCTTTGATCAATTTCAGGATAAAATTGCATCTTGGTAAACGCAACTATTCTACTATTATGATAGTAGATAAAAAACTTTGTTCTTTTAGTTTCGTTTAATGACCGTTCAAAGTCTTTGAAGTTATGTTTTTGTACGTATTGATTTAATATTTTACGCAGAATCTTAATAAGGTCTGGAGTAAGAGTTTCTACTAGTTCCCATTTTCCGTCGTATTCCTTCGCATCAACGCTATTAGTAATAACACGAGTGGATCGCGACATAAACCAATATTCATCATCTAAAACATCAATAAGAAATCCTTGCTCTATTGCTAAATGTTCTTCTTCTGCAGAAACATCAGTCAAAGATATCTCATTAATAATAATTTCTCTATTTTCTTGTTTTCCGAAAGATGTTTTTATTTGTTTCTGCATTATGAGATGAACTACGTTCATCTAGTTCTTCGCTTACAGCTCGAACTAAATTTATATAAATCACTTTTAAAAGAGTATAATACTATTTAACTAAAGTTCTTTTGATTAACTTTTTCCCGAAGTTCCGTTCACACTCCACCCGACTGGGTGAAGTGTGGTTAGACTTTTTCCTTCAGTCCCGACCTGTAAACTGTTGTGGATTGTTGTTAAACACGGAAGCGGTTGTCCTGTACTCCCTACCACAGTCTCCTGGCTATCACGCCAACAAACGGTATCTATTAAGTGCTACAGTTTCAACAAATAATAGACGCGAGGTTTTTACCCTCGTCTTTTTAGCCCTGAAATAATTAATACGCTAAATTTTTGTCATCATCTCCAGAATCCCAGTGTGCTTATGCTACACCGTCAAGGAGAGCGGGTCTTAACCGCATTGTAGATGTCTTGTGTCTGTGCCTAGTTTAGTTTTGTGTACTTGAGAGAAGCTTAACTTGGTCAGTGTTGTGAGCCCAAAAATTATCGTACTCACAAAAGTTCCAACCTTTATAGTTAATGTGCCTATTGAATTTTAGTGTGGTGTGCCTATCTTCTACTGCTATGTATTTGCCTTTTCTATTAAATTTCATTATTAAGATGTTAAAGTCTCCTTCGTCAGCAGGCTCTAACAACTGTGCTATCCAATCATCTAAAAGTTTTACGTCTTGTCCAAACAAATGATGAAATGGAAAGTCTTTATATGCCTTACACTCAATATTGAGTAAAGGCATACTTTGACCTGGAATGATATCTCCTTTAAAAGAACGTATTTGTCCTTCGTGTAAAAATTCCTTCCTTGCTTTGTTTACTCCACCAATGTAAGACCCGCTATGAGGTACGCGAATAAACGTCTCACTGTATAAATCAGATAAGTGTTTAGCAACGTCGCGTTCCCATGTAGAGCCTTTAATTTTTTGCTTACTGGGCATTAATTACATTGCGTTCTTTTTGTCTTGAATCTCAGCCCTGCGTGTTTTAGCTAATTTACCAATTTCGCCTAACGCTTTACGAGCGCGAGCGGCCGCGGCTTTTACACCCTTATCCTCAAACTTTGAAGATTCGCTAACGTATGTTTCGACTTGCTCTAAGATTTGCTCATGAATTGTTGACATATTGTTTACTCCTTAATGTGTAAAAATCTATTTACATGATTTCTATATCGTCACTGTAATTTGTGAAACCATTTTCTTTTGTAACTGTCAGAACGTTATGCACACGCCCGACCAGTTCATCTTTATGCGAGATAAGAAATACACTTTTATTTCTATCTCTACAAAATTTCTTAAGAATACTTATACTACCTTCTAACCCTAACGCATCCATACCACTATCAACTAATTCGTCAATAACTAGCAGGTTTATGTTGTCGTATAAGTGTTCCCAAACATCCCTAAACGCCCAAGATAAACTTAAAATAAGTCTATTTCGTTCGCCTCTACTAAGATTATCAAAGTCTAGATCACGCCCATACTCTGTAATTTCAACGCTTAAATCGTTCAA